CATAGTCCCAGCCCGAGGGAACGGGGTGGTTTGCGGTTCTTACCATATCGTCGTCGATAAGGTAGACGGCGTTTTTGGTGGTTCTGGTATCAATCATTGCTTTGCCTCCTTGTGAAAATGCGAAGTGCTAAAATTCTATATTCAAAACTCTTAATTTAATTATACTTTAACCAAAAACCAAAAGCAACCCTATTTCCCTTTTTTTGTCATTTCTTTCAATGCATTTTGTACAATATAGCAAAAACAGAACAAATGTTTTTGTTCAAGCCTACAAAATCGAACGAGCGTTCTAATTTTTCATTGACTTTTTGCTGTTTTTGTGGTATAATGTACTCACAGAACAAGAAAGGTTCCGGTCAATTTGCTTTGTCCGGGATATTTTTTGCAGGTGAAATAGAACATATGTTTTATATTTTATGAAAGGAGAAAAACACAGAGAGTGAAAATACGCAACGAATTCAGAGATTTTTCAGGTTATGTAACGGTGTGCGCCCAGTGCGGTTACCGTTTTGCCCGCGGGGATCGTGCGCTCAGAGTAAAGCAGACGGGCGATGTTATCCACGTGGAATGTTTTATGGATTACAACGATGACAACAAAGACGAGCTTACCGACATTTTAGAGTTTTAGGAGGAAGAATGAGACAGACAAGAAAAGAATTGCTAAAGAATCTTGAAGAAAGAATAGACGAATACTTTGCTGTATGCGATTTTGTCAACGCCGAAAAAAAGAAGACGGTAAAGCCCTATACCCTGTCGGGGCTTATGAGCTACACGGGGCTTTCGAGAAGCGAGCTTCAGGCTTTGCTTAAATCAAAGAAGTTCGGAAGAACAATTGCCGACGCCTATTCAAAAATCGAGTGCTTTATAGAGGAAAAATCCCTTACGGGTGAGCTTTCCTGCAACGCATCAATGAACAGCTTAAAATACAACTTCGGCTGGGGTGAAAAGGTGACGGACGAGGATAAGACGGACAATGTGAAAAGCATAAGCATAACACTTTCGGGTGCGGCAGAGGAGTTTTCGGCGTAGCTATGGCAGACAAGAGAACAGAGCTTATGCTCAAGGGCTGTCCGCAGGAAAAGCAGAAAAAATTCTTTCTTGCAAAAAGCAAATACATAGCCTACGGCGGTTCCCGCGGCGGCGGAAAAAGCTGGGCGTTAAGAAGAAAGCTTGTGCTTCTGGGCTTCCGCTACAAAGGGTTGTCGATGCTGCTTATAAGACGAACACTTCCCGAGCTTCGTGACAATCACATAAGACCGCTTTTATCTGAGATAGGCGAGGTATGTCACTACTCCGACTCAAAGAAATGCTTTGAATTTCCGGGAGGTTCGTGCCTGCGGCTTGGATATCTTGACACGGATGCGGACCTTTCCCGTTATCAAGGGCAGGAATATGACATTATTGCCATAGATGAGGCTACTCAGATTACCGAGTATCAGTTTCAGGTACTGAAGGCGTGTCTGCGAGGTGCAAACGACTATCCCAAAAGAATGTATCTTACCTGCAACCCCGGCGGTGTCGGTCACGGCTGGGTAAAGAGGCTGTTTATTGACAGGGATTTCAGGGAAAACGAAAACCCCGACGACTACACCTTCATACAGGCGCTTGTCTACGACAACGGGGTACTTCTTAAAAGCAATCCCGAATATCTGTCGCAGCTTGAAAGTCTGCCGCCAACCCTTCGTGATGCCTGGCTTTACGGCAGGTGGGATGAATTTGAAGGGCAGTTTTTCCCCGAGTTTGACTATCACACCCACACCTGCGACGTCTATCCTTTAAAGGGTGACGAGACAAAATACTGTGCAATTGACTACGGGCTTGATATGCTGGCGGCGGTGTTTGTGGCGGTGGACAAGGACGGAAAATGCGTAGTCTACGACGAAATACACAAGGAAAACCTTATAGTCAGCCGTGCCGCAGAGCTGATACGTGAAAAAATGGAGGGTGTCTGTATGGTTATTGCACCCTCAGACCTATGGTCAAGGCAGAAGGATTCGGGCAAGAGCATAGCCGAGCTTTTTTCAGAAAACGGTGTGTACCTTACAAAGCTCAAAAGTGAGAGAATAGGCGGTTGGATGAGTCTTAGAGAGCTGTTCAAGGAGAAAGGAAAGCTAACAGTTATGAGAAACTGTCAGAATCTTATAAGGTGCATCCCGCTTTTGCTGCACGACAAAAAGAGAGTAGGCGATGCCTCCACAAATCCTCACAGCATTACCCACGCCCCCGATGCACTAAGATACTTTGCCGTATCAAGATATGCAGATGCATTTTCGGGTACAAAAGATAAAAGTACAAAAAAACTCAAGGACAAGCTAAAAAAGGAGAAAAAAATATGAGATTTAAGAATACATCAAAAAACATTCACGCACAGACACTTTACGACTACTCAAGTTCCCTTATGAGAGAGGAAACGGTATCCTTTCTTCTTGACTATGCCGCGAAGGCAAGACAGAAGAGGGACGAATATACAAAGAAAATGAGACGTTACTACGACGGGAAGCACGATATCCACCTGCAGAGCGAGTCTTTTGCTGCTGAGAATTCACTGCCCTTTATACCCTGTCAGAGTACCGACGGATATATTCACGTTGAAACACAGATTTCGGCAAATGTTCCGGATTTTGAGTTTTCACCGCGAGACAAGGGCGACTACGGTAAAGCAAAGCAGAGAGAAAAAATCGTAAAGTTTATCTGCGACAACAACGATCTTTCCTACAAAAATGCACGAAACGAAAGAAGTCTTTGCATTGACGGCAGCGCCGTCTGGAAGGTTGCCTGGGATTCTTCTGCCTTCTACGGCGAGGACGGCGGAGATGTTACGGTTCTCTGTCCCAAATCGGGTGAGATTTATCCTGACCCTTCGGCGACGGATGTGGATTCCTGCGAGTACATAGGCTATGTCTACAGAATGCACAAGCAAAAGGCAGCGAGAATCTTCGGAAAGGACCTAAAGAGACTTTCCTTAAGCATTGACGACTGCACCGAGAATACGGCAGGTGTTATTCTTGAAAGTGACCTTTACGGCGGTGAGGACGAAACGGTGAGTATTACCGAGTGGTGGTTCAGGCAGACAAGCGACGGAAGATGCGACATTTACGACGGGGACAGAAAGCTTCACTATGAATGGAAGGCAGGGGATATTGCCTGCAGTATTCTTATGGGATCTAAGGAAATAAGGTACATCCCAAGATACTGGAACAAGACAGGCTTCAAGGATTTTCCCTTTGTAATCTATTCCAAGATTCCCGATGACAAATCCATATGGGGCAAGAGTGAGCTTGAGCAGATTATTCCCCTTATAGATGCTAAAGACCGCGAGCTTTGCTATGCCCAGTTAAACGCCGCTTTCAACTCAAATGACATTATTCTTATGGAGGAAAATGCCCTGTCTGACGGGGAAAACCTCGACAACAGTCCCGGTGCTGTATGGAAGGTAAGACCGGGTATGATGGGAAAGGTGGCACGCCTTGGCAACATATCAAATGCCGAAAGCTCTTTGTATAACGGAGCATCCTTCTGGCAGAGTCTTATCGAAAGCACCACGGGAAACTTTGATGTTAATCAGGGTAAGGAGCCTACAAGCGTAACAACGGCTACCGGGATTGCCCTTCTCAATGAGAGGGCAGAGTCGAGAAGAAGCCTTAAAAACATCGACAGAAATGCCGCCTTTTCAAGACTCTACCGCCTTATTGACAAGACGGCACTTGAATACTACGGAGATGGCAGAATTGTCAGAATGGGTGCCGCTGAGGGCGAAGACTTTGTGTACAGCTACGGCGGATTTATCGAGAGAACAAGAAAGACAAAATACATTCCGGAGCTTGACGTTACAGTGCATACAGGCTCATCAACCCAGCATTCAAGAGCATTTACAATATCGGCACTTGAAAAGCTTATGACTATGAATATAGACAAGGACAACTACAGATTTGTCAAGGCATACGTTGAGTCGGTTGCCATTCCCGAAAGTGCAAATATCTGTGCGTATCTTGAGGAAAAATTCGGTGACGGCGAAAATAATACCCAAGACGGTGACATTAAAAGAATAGAAAATATGATTGCATATTTAATGAGTGAAGGAGAAAAGGCTGATGAATGATAGAATCAATGTAAATACTGACGCAGTGCTGCCCGAGGCAGTTGAAAATATAGAAAACGGCGGAGAAAAGATGTTTACCCAGTCCCAGCTGGAAGAGATTATTTCCGAAAGATTGGGTAGGGAAAGACGCGTAAACGAATCGCTTAAAAGCGTAAAGCAGGTTCTTCTCGGTGCCGTTGAAAAGGGTCTTATAAAGGGTGATTCCTACGCCGAAATGGCAGACGAGCTTGTGAAAAAGCTTAAAGATGCTTCAGGCGAGGAAAAGGAGTGTGCTGCGGAAAAGGAAACGGATACGCAAGATGTGGCCGCTGATTTCCAAATTACGTCCGAAGAACCGGAATCGGACGGTGTCAACGTCACAAATGACGGAAACGACGGGATAAAGGAGACTGAAGATGATGACGGCGGTTTTATATCAACCCTTGCTTATCTGAAGTCGTCTTACCCCGAAAAGAACCTCACAAAGCTTTTGTCGGGCGACCTTTTTGAACGCTTTGCAAAGGGCAAAAGCGGCAGTGTAAAGGAAATACTCTGCGATTTCTTTTGTTTTGCCGATGCCTTGTCCGAAAGAAGCGAAAACAGGGAAGCCCCGTCACATTCCGATATCGCCTCTACAGCGTTTTCTTCGGAATCGGGCGCACCGGCAGACTTTTCGGGTCTTACACCACGGCAGATGGAAATAGCAAAAAATTCCGGGATGTCCTACCGTGAATATGCTTATCTGCTGGAATCTATTCCAAAAAACAAAGGACGAACATTTTAATTCAGAAAAGGAGAAATGAAAAATGAAATTTTTATATTCACTCGGCGGCGGAAACATCCCCGTTATCAGAGAATATGACATTGAAGCAAAAACAAAGTTTAAGAAGGGTCAGGTTGTAAGGATTTCAACCGACGGTATACTATCAATAGGTGCAGCAGGCGGTTGTATCGGTATTGCGGCAGAAGACCACACGGGCGAAAAGGATATTTTAAATGAAAGAAACAACGGCACAAAGCTGAGAATTGACATAACAAGGGATGCCGTATATGAGGTTGATGCAATAAAGCTTACAGCAACAGGCGGCAGCAACACAAGCTTTGTATGTTCTTCCACGGGCATTACAACTAATCTCGGAAACTCAAGACTTGTACTTGTTCACAAGGGGGAAAATTCCGAAAACACCGACTCTGCAGGCACAATAAGAAAGGTATCTAATGTTACTGTTTCAGGAACAGATGCTACATTTACCGTCTCTGACGGCGGTATCATCTCTGCGGGCGACGTATATGCCCTTATTCCCAAATACGGCTATAATGGGTATGTGAGCGACGAAAACGGCACCTTCAGCTGTGTAAGCTCGATAGATACAACAACGGCTTATGTTGTAAGCTGCAATACCGATACACTTACTCTTGAGGTTAAGCTCAAGAAAGATTTTATTGCTTAATTAAGGAAAGGAAGTAGAAATTATGAACGATATTTACACTTGGCACAATGACCTTTATCCCCTTGTCAAGAAAAGATTTGACTTAAGATACGCAAAGAGACTTGATGTTATCAACAAGGTCTGCGGCGTTGTCTGTCAGGACGATATAGACTACAGAATCGAAGGTATAGGCGGCTACGGCGAAATGCCCGTATACGACGGTATGGCGGTTAAGGGTGCCGACACAAAGAGAAGCTTTATCACAACAATCACACCTAAAGAGCACGCCCTTAAGGTTACAAGCACATACAAGAAGGCAAAGCTCGACTATTCCGGCGAGTCCCAGAAAATCGGCACACGCCTTGCAGACTCTGCATATATGACAGTGCTCAACGAGTTCTACAGACTCTTCGGCTCAGCCTTCACAAATACAGGCTCTGACGGCACTTCTTGGGCAAGCGACAAGCATCCCGTAAGCAAGGACAGCAAGGAAACCTTCTCAAACCTTATGACAGAGAATCTTTCTGTTGCGGCAATTACAAAGGCACAGACAATGGCGTCGCGTTTTGTCACACCCGACGGTCTTCCCTTTGCCTGCAACTTTGACCTTCTTCTTGTCAGCCCCGAGCTTGAAGCGAAGGCTAAGGAAATCTGCGGCCCTAATTCCAGACTTATCCCCGAAAACAACCCTGATACAGATACAAATGCGGCAAACCCCGTATACGGTATGAAGTATCTTGTTGTCGGCGGCGGAAATGCAGGCTTTACGGGCAAGCAGTGGGCAGTGGCAGACTCTCTTATGCTCTCTGAGGTATTGAAGCTTGTCTACATTACAAAGCCCACAGTTCTTGTATCTCCTCAGGACAATCCCCTTATCACCGACTACATCGGTTATGTGGACTTTGCCTTTGGCTTTGGCGATGCAAGACCTATTATCTTCTCAAATCCTAACTAAGAGGAGTGAAGAAGATGAACGGTTATTCCAGAATTCCCGTAAAGATAAAGAGTGAAGGTGCCCTTTCTGCCATTGAGTTTGAAATTGACACCGAGGGTCTTGACTGCATTATGAAGGCGGTCGGCACGGATATGTGGGTTTATACAAGGTCCGGTGCGCCCGGTTCTGAAAGATTCTTTGTCAAGGACGGGGAATGCATCGAGTTCTGCGGAAAGCTTTATTATGAGGTAGCAACATCCGCTACTGTATATTTCTTTATGTATAACAGGCTTTAAACAAAATGCCGTCTGCTTCGGCAGACGGCGTATTCTTTATGAAAGGAGATTTTTTATGTCAGATAAAACCCTTGGAAAATTAAAGAAAAGGGTGCTTGAGACTCTTGGTGAGTATATTGCCGACAGCGACGGTGTTGTCATATGCGACGGCGACAGAGAGCTTCTTTTATCGCGTATTCCCGATGCCGCCTCGGCTTGTCTTCGCAGAATGTACGAAAGCCTTGATATCGGCAGAAAAAGAAATCTGGGGCTTATTTACAGAAAAAACTGTATTTATTATCATCCCGCAAAAATCAAAGGGGATGAAAGCGTGGAATTTGAATGCGGTATCGGAAGTCTTGGAATATATTTCAGATATTTCGGCAGCGGCAAAGTAAGCCTTTGTTACGAAAACGAAGATGCTGTCGCCGACATAGAGTGTGAGGGTGACGGTACGGCAAGAGAAATGAAATATACCGTGAATGTTATCCGAGCCGGAAAAATAAGGTTTTTTACCCGAGAAAACATAACCGTCAGCGGCTTTACGGTATATGCCGATGCAGATTTATTTCCCACAGATGCCCTTTGCGAAAACACCGAGGACAGCTTTGCACTGCCGTCGGACTTTGGCAGTCTGATTTCTGCCGAGTGTGAATTCGGCGAGGTTGACGCAAAGCTTATACGCACGGAGAATAATATCGGCTTTGCACCGGGATTTTTACTGAGAGGTGCAGAACAAATGGCAATTGAATACAAGAAATGTCCCGAGCTCATAACAGACGAGTCGCCCGACACGCTTTGCTTTGAGCTCGGGACATTTC